CCGTCCTTGAGGTGGAGGACCCACCATGCGACACCTGCTTTTGGGCGAGCAAGTGTACGCATGAGTGTAAGGTGTTCCGCGATTACACCGACACCGGCGACAAACTAGAGCCGCCGAAGAAGAAGTGCGTAAACGGGATCGTGTTATTCGATTTGAGAAATTAGTCGATCAAGGTTGTGTCGCCTGTTGGATTGAAGGGTACGGCCCGACTCCACCCGAAATTCATCACATCCGTGAAGGATATGGCATGGGGCAACGTGCGCCTGATGAGGAGACTATCCCGCTTTGTCCACAACATCATCGCTACGGCAAAGGCAGATATCCTGGAATTCATAGTGATCCGGCGAATTTCAAGAAACGTTACGGATCCGAAAAGCAACTCTTGGAGTCAGTGAACTCTGAAATATGAAAATTGAAATGGTGAGCATCGAAAAGGTTATTCCTTATGCGAGGAATCCTCGGCAAAATGAGGAAGCGATCGCGAAGGTAGCCTCAAGTCTTAATGAATTCGGCTGGCAACAACCTATTGTGGTAGATCGGGAAATGATCGTTATAGCCGGACATACACGGTTAGAAGCGGCAAAAACTTTGGGTATGCAAGAGGTCCCAATTCACGTTGCTGACTTAAAACCCAAACAGGCAAAAGCCTACCGACTAGCCGATAACCGAGTGTCAGAAGATGCGACGTGGGATCGGAAACTACTCAGCGAGGAATTGCGGGAACTAGACGATCTTAAATTCGATCTGAATATCACCGGATTTACTGATTTGCAGTTATCCAATCTCTTGATAGACCCCGAATTAGGCTATCCGGATTTCGATGATGAATGGCAAGGGATGCCCGAATATATTTCTGGGGATATTCAATCATTCAAAAAGGTAATGGTTCATTTTGAGGATCAGGAAAGCCTCGAGAATTTTGCAAATTTGGTGCAACAACAGATTACAGATCGCACAAGGTTTATCTGGCACCCGGGGAAAGAACGAGAAGTCGNGAAGGATAAAATTTATACANATAATAACCTTAAATATCCTGTTTATATCCCGTCTAAGGGTCGATCAACTACTTGTAACACACCAAATTTATTAAGAAAAAACAATATCCCATTTTTCTTGGTTGTTGAACCCCAAGACCGCGAGGCATATATCAAAAATTGGGGAATAGATTGCATAATAACAATGAAAGAAAATGATAAAGGTATCGCGTATGTTCGTCGATTTTGTAAAGAACATTCAAAAGCGCAAGGAGATAAATTCCACTGGCAGATAGATGATGACATCAAAAATTTTTTGAGGCGTATTGATAATAAGAATATTAGATGTGATCCGCTAGATGTTCTTATACCGATAGAGAATTATATTAAAGATTTCAATAACATAGGTATAGCAGGGGCGAAACATTCACTATTTGCGTGGTCTGCAAAAAATGAAATTGATTTTAATAAACAGATTTGCACTTGTGGATTATTCAATAACTCCGTGGATGCAAATTGGCGCGAAGGAGTTATTGAAGATACTGATTACAGTATGCAAGTATTATCAAAAGGATATTGCTCAGTATTGTTTAATAAATTGTTATATGAACCACCCCCAGTAGGGACAAACAGCGGAGGGAATCGAGCAGCCGGCCATTATGATAAATATCTCAATTTAGCTAAAGGTTTACAGTCAGCATGGAAAGATGAAAATGGAGGAGATTTATTCGGCATTGTAGAAAAAAATGGTGAACCCCGAATAAAGCCCAATCGAGTTTGGGTGAAATTTAAGCAAAGACCGTTGCAATGAATCCGCAATATCCGGTCTATATTATTTCGAAGGGCAGGGCCGATTCCCGCTTGACGAGTAAAGCCCTTGAGCGGATGAATGTCCCTTATCGAATCGTTATAGAGGATCAGGAATATGACGATTATGCCGCTGTGATCGATGAATCAAAAATCATACTTCTCGACAAACAGTATCAGCATGATTATGACGCTTGTGACGAATTCGGGATGGAGAAAAGCAAAGGGTCAGGGCCGGCCAGAAACTTCGTTTGGGATCACTCGGTATCCGAGGGGCATAAATGGCACTGGATCATGGACGACAATATTCGGAGCCTCTATCGGTTCAATAACAATACTCAAGTTCGAGTTAATAATGGGGCAGTCTTAAAGGCGATGGAAGATTTCGTAAACCGATACGAAAATGTTTCGATGGCAGGGCCGAACTACCACAGCATGGTCCCGCGAAGAAGGAAACTCCCTCCATATGTCCTCAATACCAAACTATATTCATGTAACTTGATTCGCAATGACGTGCCGTTCCGTTGGCGAAGCCGCTATAACGAAGACGTTGACTTGTCGATCAGGATGCTAAAGGCCGGTTGGGTTACGGTTCAGTTCTATGCCTTTCTCCAAGAGAAAATGACAACGCAAACGATGAAAGGCGGTAATACAGATGAACTGTATGCCAAAGGCACAATTGAGAAATCCAGAATGCTTNGTGAACTGCATCCCGATGTTGTCAGAGTGGGGTGGCGATTCAACCGAGTTCACCACTATGTGGACTATCGACCGTTCAAGAAAAACAAACTTATCAGGAAACCGAATATCGACTTAAACAAAGGGGTTAACAATTACGGGATGGTTTTGAGCCATGGATGAGACAAAAAACAAAGGCGGCAGACCACGCGCTGAAATCAATCTAGAACAGGTAAAGAAACTGGCGGGGTTAAATTGTACAGAGCCGGAGATTGCGTCTGTTCTTGGGGTTAGTTATCCAACATGGAAACGACACAAGAAGCAAAACACCGAGATATTTGAAGCGGTAGATCAGGGCAAACTTAACGGGAATGTCTCACTACGGAAAAAGCAGTGGGATGAAGCAATGGACGGTAATACAACGATGCTTATTTGGCTCGGTAAGAACAGGCTCGGACAATCAGACAAACAACATATCGAACAACATCAAGTGGAGCAATTAGTCATTGTCACAGATCAAACTAACAAGCGCGCAAACGGCGGTGTTCACGAATCCAGCGAGGTTTCGGGTGCTGGTAGCGGGGAGGAGATTCGGAAAGACATACCTCGCACTCACTGAATTACTCCATGCGGCAATCAGTAAACCAGATCAGTCTTGTTGGTATGTTGCGCCTACATATAGGCAAGCCAAGCAGATAGCGTGGAAGGACCTCAAACGGATGATTCCACCATCTCAAGTTGTTGCCACGCACGAAACGGATTTATCCATTGAATTCATAAACGGATCGGTTGCGTCATTGCGTGGTTCAGATAACTACGATGCCCTGCGTGGTGTTGGGTTGGATTTTCTAGTGATGGATGAGTTCGCTGATATGGCACCTGACGCGTGGTTTGAAGTGTTGCGCCCTATGTTATCGGACAAACAAGGCCATGCTCTATGGATCGGTACGCCCCGAGGCTTTAATCACTTCCACGACTTATATACATATACATTCGATACTGAAGGATGGCAGGGATGGCAGTTTACAACAGCCCAAGGTGGCAGAGTAACCGATGATGAGATAAAAGCCGCAAAGCGCGATATGGGTGAGCGGGAATATAGGCAAGAGTTCCTGGCTACCTTTGAAGCATTGACGGGCCGGGTATATCCTAATTTTTGCAGGGTGGAATCAGTTACAGATGTTNAAGATACTGAAGGTGATTTACTGGTGGGGATGGATTTCAATGTTGACCCGATGACGGCTGTCTGTTGCGTTAAGGCAGGGGATCAATTACATATCCTTGACGAGATCATAATGAGTGATAGCAATACTGAATTGATGGCGAATGAATTGAAGCAGAAATTTCCCAACAGAACGATAACGGTGTATCCTGATCCATCAGGTCGAGCGCGTAAAACAAGCGCATCAGTTGGGCGCACCGACTTTGCGATCCTGTCGAACGCAGGGTTTGAGGTCCGTGCACCTCGAGCCGCTCATGCTGTTGTGGATAGGATCAACACAGTACAAGCCGCATTGAAGAATGCAGATGGTGATAGACGAATTTATGCTCATCCAAGATGCAAGCATTTGGTAAAGGCACTTGAAGGTCTTACCTACGTTGAAGGATCCCACCAACCGGATAAGTCTGGNGGACTTGATCATATTACAGACGCGCTGGGCTACCTCGTCATGGGCGAGTTGCCGCTGCGTAGACACATTGAACCACGACAACCGACACGGTGGAGTTAATGACGAATGTAACGAAAACCGGTGCTACTTACGACGCATACGCAACTCGATGGGAGTTTCTTCTGCGTTCCTACTTGGGCGGCGATGATTGGCGGAACGGTCAATACTTGACCAAGTACAAATTGGAAAGCGAACAGGACTTCAAGGAGCGACTGAACCAGACCCCACTGGATAATCAGTGCAAGAACGTGGTTCACATCTACTCGTCATTCATCTGGCGGGATCGCCCGACCCGCGAGTTTGGTGGGATCAAAAACGACCCGGCGTTGGAACCGTTCTTGAATGATGCCGACCACGATGGCAGATCGTTCAACGCGGTCATGCGCGAGGCAACTATCTGGTCATCGGTTTATGGTCACTGCTGGTTGTTGCTCGACAAGCCGAGCATCGAAACCACTACCAGGGCAGAGGAACTGGCCGCAGACATCCGGCCCTATCTGACGCTCATCACACCCGAGAACGTCTTTGATTGGCGTTATGAGCGTGTGCCGTCCGGTGCGTACCGCTTGGGCTACCTCAAGGTGCGCGAGATGGGTGACAAGCGACGGTTCCGCATCTGGACACCGGATACGATTGAGTTGTGGGAAGCCGAAAGCGAGAAAGACCCGCTGCTGGTTGAGCGTATGGATAACCCGCTNGGGGCNATCCCTGCCGTGTGCGTGTATGCACAACGCTCGTCTATCCGTGGCGTNGGGGTATCTGATGTTGGCGATGTGTCTGACATCCAGCGTGCGATCTACAANGAGTTGTCAGAGATCGAGCAACTGATCCGCATAGCCAACCACCCCTCGCTTGCCAAGACCGACGGCACGGAAGCAAGCGCAGGCGCAGGCAGTGTTATCCA